AAAAAAAAGGGTGGATTATTGAATATCAAAATAATGATTTATATATCATGTCTATTCAAATATAGAAATTTACTATTCAATTCTAATAATGTTCTTAATACCTAGACTTTAAAAATAAAGACTTTCAAAATATTTTAATATAATATTTTTATAACAGGAAAATATAAATTTATATATCAAACTATCAAATATTGGTTAAACTATAAGTGGTAATTAATTCAATTATTATCGCGTAAAGATACTGATAAAAAAGCACCAATATGTGCGTTTCATTGTAAGTTATATAAAATGATAACAAGAACTATGTAGTAAATTCCTTTTCAATTCCTTTTCAATTCCTTTTCAATTCCTTTTTAAATTGTTATATAAAAGCATAAGCAATAATTTTTTGATTATTCTTTTGTTAAATTAATTTTTTATTAATTAAATATAATAAATTAATAAAATTTTTTTGTATGTATAATTATATATAAACACAAAATGGTTAATTGGAATAGAATTTCGAGATTCTCTCAAAATAGAAACAAAAGACGTTCTTTAAGACGTGGTGGTGCTCCTCGCGAAGGCGTAGAAGATGAAGAGGCGGTTAAAGACCAAAGACCTACTGGTCGCGATGGTTCATTATGTTTAGGTCTCACAAATGAAAAGGATTGCGTAGGCACTCCTGTTATGAGAAAAACATGCCAATGGCACAAAGAATACGTTGACGCTAAACGTAAAAAACACCCTGCTCGTTGCCAAAGGAAAGCAAATACATCCGTTTTCTCTGAACAAGGACACGAAGATATGTCTAAATTTAGTAGGGAAGCACAAGCAAGATTTAAAAAAGATGGAGACCTAGCTATGAATGACTATGAAGATCCTGAAGAGTCAGATGACGTTGATTCTGATGAAGAAGGTGAAATGATTGAAATGGTTAACCTTGGCGACGAAACCCCCCCCGTCCCTAGAGGACAACCTAGCCCACAACCTAGCCCACAATTGAGACGTGAACCTCCTCCCAAAGTTAGTAAGGTTTCAAAAAGACAACCTACTCCTGCTCAATTAAGAAGAGCTCAAGCAAAAAAGTCTGGTGAAAAATATGTTCCAGTAATGAGTAGGAATGCTCCAATGGGTTGCGTTCAAAAAGAATACCCACGAGTTAGTGCTAAAGGTAAAAGTTTTGTAAGTCATCGTTGCGTAGACAGTAAAGATCCTAAAGTTAACGACAAGGTTAATTGTATGGTTAATCCTGAAACTAACAAATGTAAGAAGGTTGAAAGAGCCTAAATGATTTTATAAATTATTATATCATTAATGAACTTTTATGATGTTATCAAAAATTATTTAACTTTTGATAATTTATATATATTTTCTTATTTATAGTTGTGTAATTAAGAAAATATTATTTTAATAAGCGACACTTAAAAATATAATTAATTTATTAATAGATTTTATTTATATATACAAAATGATAAATAGGATTCTACCTCTTGTTAACAAGACCCATTTTATTAGCTTCATAATTTGTAAGAGCACCAGCATCACGAGCACGAATTTGAGCATCCCGTGATGGATTTGCTAAATACCCAGAAGAATTAAAGGTATTTCCACCAAAGGAATATGCAGGACGAGATCCACCATAAGACCAGGTAGATTTAGGGGTAGGTTTTGAAAAGTTGATACAAGCAGAAAGAACAGGTTTGGAAGGAGGTACATTAACACACAATTGGAGAGTCATCAAAGTTTTTTTATATACATCATTAATTTTTTTATTTTTAAATCAATATTTTTTAATATATAATTATTATTTCTTTATAGATGGTTATGTCTAATCACATCCTCTAAATTGACCTTATGATAAAAATTTTAAATAATATAAATTAATTTATATATTATTTAAATTATTTCTATTGTATTTACCTATTTGATAATTTTAATTTCACGAGACGTTTTGAAGTGACTTCGGAAGGCACCAGCATTGTGTCTAAGTTTGAAATATCAGTATTCCTTAATGCTATATATTCAGGAGCAATCTGTATTTTATTTATCCAAATTATAAGTTCAGTTTCGTTTGAGAAATCTGGCATTTCTCCTATAGATTGTATAATATCTTCTATTTTTTTAAATATATGTAATTGAACTTCAAATTGTCTCGTTAATGCGATTTGTATAGGGCCGTCATCAGCCTCTCTTCTAAATGAACCTATAAGACTTTTTGTCTTTTTCATTTCAGAGCTCATAGGATTAATACCGTAGTATGTATAGAAATTATATATTGGAATTACGGTATCTTCAGTCATATTTGAAAATTCAATATCCGAATTTTTTTCATAAATTAAATGTATTAGTTCTCCAAAAAGCCTAGTTGGAAAAATATGAAGTGATTTTACTATTTTTCTTTCTGTGACACCCTCAACTCTAACTACTGGTGGTTTTCTAGGTTCATATGCCCAATTATCTTGACTGATAACTCTGTCGAGACATGTTTCTAACCTAAATGATGAGTCACTGAAAATATTATCATCGCGATTAAATACACAATCAACTGAACCCCTTTTAATAAGTGTTAGAAATTGATGTATAAGTTTATATTTACCTATAGTTATATCAAGTAACTCTTCATCACTTGTTTTAACATCTGATACAATACCAGCTGTAATTTGTTTTTTATTTCCAATAAGATTATATTTTTCAATAGTTTCCCAAGCTCCTGATTTTTGTTCATCCGTAAATCGACTTACATATTCGTAAACAGTAACATTTCGTTGATCTTCGGGAAGTTCTTTATGAGATTCAATTCTGCGAGCTCTTCCAATAACTTGGTCAACCCGAACTTTATTCCAATAGGGTTCCATTATATGTACCTGTCTAACATATTTAAGATTAATACCTTCAGAACCACTCGCAGTTGTTAATAAAATATTAATTATTTGACCAAATTTATTTTTATCAGACTTATATTCTCTTAATATTGTTTTTCTTTCTTCCTCCGTTTCAGTGCCTGACCATATAGCATATCTAGCTTTAAAACACCGATTTCTATTAACTTTAAACTCGAGATTAGATAATGCTAATATATCCTCATCGACTTCTATTACCGTTGCTGTAATCCATTTATTAATGTTATCATCATAGGGATTAACACGAACGGTATCCCCTACTCTAAACATATGTGTTTCTTTTTGTGGGTTAGATGTATTGAATTTTTCAAATCCATTATTTTTAAGGACTAAGGCAAATATTTCCACACCTTCAACCGATCGAAATTGTGAATATATAAAAACTAAACCTGGTGATAAAAAGATATTTTGTAACATTTTAGCAAATTTTGGAGATAATTCGTGTAGCCCCTCCGGATTATCATTAATGGTCAGATAAGTAGGATTATCCAAGTCTTGAAATAGTTGACGCAACGCAACCTCATGCTGTAATTCTGCTTCTTTATTCTGTGCTTTTACAAGTTCTTTACATTCTAAAGATGGTTGGTCACAATATTTTATTTTTAATCTCGGTCTAATAATAGACATAGGGAATGTAAATAAAAGTGCTTGACGACTTGTAACCTTAAAAGTTTTACTTACTTTACTTTCAATATTAAAGATTAATTCTGCTTTACTTTTTTTTCTATCTTGTTTTTCTCTTTCTCTTTCAATTACTCGCACATCATGATATTTAAACAATTGAGACATAGAAATATCGACATACTCTGGTTTTGTTTCATCGTATATTAATTTAGGAAATAGGGAATGATTATCTTCCAATCCAATTTTAAGATCATCTGAAACAATTTCATTATAAAAGCTAACTAATCCCATAATTCGATATAAAAATTCTTCTTGATTTCTAACTTTTGACGATGTTCTATCAATATATAAGTCATAAAACTCATCACGAGCTTTTTCAATATTTGTTTTAAATCGTTTATTTGAAGACTTCTCAACAAATATATCTGGAAAAATAGAATAATTTTGAATAGAAACATCATTATTTTGAGTATATCCTAAAGTCGCAATATCTCGCAAAAATCTAGATAGAAAGTCACTATCACTAATATTCATATATTGACTATCTTTTACTACAGTATTAACGTCCGTCGGACTATTTTTACGAAAACCATTAGGCATTCGTGTAATTCCAATGTTTTTATCAAGCAAATTTACTTCGTAACGGTCAATGTCTGGATATGTGGATAAGAAATTTGTTAAAACAGTTTGGTCAAATACTTCTCCCGTTTTTGTTTTTAATGGAATATGAATAAAGGTAGTATATCCTTTCAGCATATTAAATAAAATAGTTGATTCAAATGGTGAATTTATTATAGGAGTTCCACTTAATGCTACAATTTTGCAATTTTTTGAACGCATAAACATTTCATATAAAATGGTGCCATTATTAGAACCATTACAAATTTGGGACATAAAGTTGTGAACTTCATCAATTATAATTAGAGTATTATCAAATGGAGTAGGAATAGCATTATTTTTATCATAAATATATTCTAAAATATGATTTTTAAGTTCATTTTTTTCTTTTTTCGTTAGAGTATTTGCTTTAGTATTAGGAGGTTTATGTAATTTTTGTATTATAAGTGTCTCTTCAATTGTATCATATTTTGGGAATAATTCATCATGCCAGAGTTGTGTTAATGTTGTCTTAAATAACGATTGTCCACCATTATAGTGAATAAATTTATATTTATAATCCCTTAATGTATTACATATGCCCTCAATTTCTGTTTTTTCTTCAGGTGTAAATACATCAAAATTATTATCTAAATTCGTTTTATCGACAACCCAAAATCCAGATGTTCCATCTGGTCGATTTATATATAATTTTTGTAAAAGTCTTTTATCTTCTATAGGAAAACCCATATTACCTAATTCTGATAATTTACTTTCCAAATCTAAATTAGAAACATGATAAAAACACCAATGATTCTGTGTGTGATATAATGTATTACCTTTAGTAGTCATGTCATCTTTAAAATTATTTTTAATTGATTTAGGTAGAAATATATATACTTTTCTATCCATTCCTTCAGCAATATTAATACTACTTAATGTTTTTCCTGACCCCAATCCATAAAATAATAAGATTCCTCTATAAGGAGATTTATCTTGAATAAAATCACTAATAAATTGCTGATGTTTAAATAGATTAACTTTTTCAACAGTATTGGTGCTTTCATTATATTTATGAGTTTTTCCACGACTATTTAAATTATCGGTCACAAGAGGATTAAAGGTTTTTGTTACAAATTCCAAAAAATTACGCCTATTATCTAATGCCCAACTATTTGTTTCAACGCGTTTTTTTACATCCATATCAAATAATATTGGAACCTGGCATTGTCGTTCATTGTAATCTTTAATATTATCAATTAATATTTTTGCCCAACTAATTTGTTCATCAATTTGGGATTTATATTTATTATAAAATGCGTGTTCTTCTTTTTCAGTAACATCGGAAGCATTAGCCAAACTTTCATAATATTGAATAGCATTTTCATATTTGGCTATAGATAAAAGGTCATGATCAATAGCCCTATTAATATATATAATTTTTGAATATATATCTGAGGAAGTTTTAAATAAATCATAATATTCATTAGATATTTTATGGTCTTCAGTATAAATAGCCTTTATTGGATTTGAAGCGGGCAGTTTAAGTGTTAAGTCTTTTTCCATTTTATTAAAATATTTACCCTCTTTTCCTTTTTTAGAACTAAAATCATTAGGAAATGCTATTTCAACAGGAAATGTATCATCTTTTTTTGGTTTATAAATGCGAATACGAGTTGATATTTCCTTAATAATATCGTCTCTATCACTCATTATACTAATAGTATATATATATTCTCTTATTATATTTTTAACTAAATATATTATCATGAATAAATAAGAAAATTATTCATAATAATTTTTTAATATGTTTTGTTTTGTTTTATAACTTATAAGTATAGAAAAGGGCAATAAGTGCGAATATCAGTAATAAAATAATAAATAAATTAATTTTTTCTTGTGAATAATTTAGTATACCTACTGGATTTAAATTTTTATATTGTTGATTAAAATTATATAACAATATACTATGTCTATATTTATTATCTTTTTTATCTAACTTAATATTGGTTTTATAATTTAATTTATGTTTGTTATCATTTTTATTGTGTAATATGCTCTCTTTATTGATATTTTTATTTTGATTTAAAATTTTATTACTATTTTTATTAATATTTTGTAATTTTTTGGGTTCTACAGATAGATTATAATTATCAAAATATTCATTTGGACACTGTTGTATATCTACACCAGGAACACTATATCCATTCATAATTCCATAAATACTATCTGGATTAAGTTGAGATACATCATTTATTATTGATGGAACCAAGCCTTTCATACCTTTTACTCTACCAATTTTTAATCCAGGTGAATTATTAATATATATATATTTAGGTTTATAACATACATCGCCTATCCATCTAAACTTTTTATTATTACAATCACTTTGATTTGTTTCAGTTGATTTACAAAAACCAGTTTGAATAAAATAACTACTACTGTATTCTCCAGTAATTGGTTTATTAAAAAAATGATCGTCATATGGTGGTTTTTGATATACACCATCTTGCGTTAACCCCAAGCCATATTCTTTAGAAGTAATTAATTTACTTGATATCATGTCATTTAGTGCGGCGTATAATCCTTCTAATTCATTTCTATTTTTTGTTGGTTCATGTGATAAAATAGATATTTGTCTTTTTAAATCAAGAAATCTATCTTTATTTTTGTTATTAGAAGAAGGTTGATCAGTAATTCCTGCTACACTATTTGCGTCAGGATTTGGTGCTGTTAGAATACTTTCTATTTGTTTTATTATTATATCTATATTATTAATTAATTCTGATATTGAACCTCCTTTTTTTAATTTTAATACATCTTCAGGGTCATATCTATTTTTAACAAATTGTTTGTAATCCCAATCTTTATTATTCCATGGATAAACGGAATTTTTCATCCAATCTAAACGTTTCATCCATTGTTCTTTTGCTTTTTCACTACACCAATATGACCATTTACTAGGCAAATTATCACAATTTTTTAGATCATTTGATAATTGAGTATCTCTAAATATCATAATATATATATTATAATTATATTATCATATCTAATCATTGGGACGAAAGTATTTTGAATATCTTAAGTTATTCATATTATCATCATCAATTGGATTTAAAATAACATCATGAAAATTTTTTGATGAAACTAACATATGATCAATAAAATTAATACTGTACATACCGCATTCTGTATTTTTAAATTGGTGTTGAACATAATTTTCAAAAAGCTTAAATGAGCAATCGATAACAGTACATTCATCAGTAATATTACCATCTTCTAATTCAATAATTATTTTACCATTTTCATCTATGTTCATTGATCTAATGTTCTTATAAACACCATTAATGGAAAATATTTTAAGAGTAGACATAAATTTATTAATAGCTATTTTTATTTGACTATCTGCCCAATTTTCTGTAAATGTATTGGTATCAATCTTTCCGTCTTTAAAATTAGATAATAATTTATCAATATTGGGAACACTAGCATATCGCAATTTATTTGTAATATCAATAACACTAATTACTTGAGATAAAACTCTCTTAATTAACTCATCATTTTTTTTAATATTAAATTGCTTTGATTTCCATAACGACGCATTTTTTTTACGGAATGATGAAAACCGATATAACATAAAATGGTCATCGCGAATCATCCAATTACACAATTCTGATAATGGAAATTTAAAATGATTTGTATCAATAATATTATCGCTTTTTAAATTAAATTTAAATCTATAGTCAGTTTTTACTTTTATTTTATTTGATAACAATAGTTGGTCATATTGTGATGATATCCTCTCCATAAATTTTACAACTTCTTTTGGTTTACCGTTCGCTACACTATCATAATAATATGCTTCTCCTAATAATAAATCAGAAAAGAAAGCTACCCAATGACTTCCGCTTTGATTATGTTTATCTAAATTAAAAACAGCACCCAATTTTGTAATTTTAGTTTTTACCTGATCTTTTAGTTCAAGACTACACAAGTCTTCATCAACACATGCTTCAGAATATCCAAAATTTCCTTTGATAATGGTGTCAAAATCAATTGGCGAAACACTTAAAAAATGAAATTCTGGATATGCGTTTTCATATTGTGATAGACACTCAATAATATCAAGAGTATTTAACCAAGTATTTTTTTTATCTAACCAAGAATTAGGCACTACAGGTCTAAAACTTTCTTCAATTTCATCTCTATATTTAGAAAATATATTTGATTTACTGATACACCATTCTTCATCACATCCCGTTTCAGGTTTTAAAAATTTCCTTATTAAATCAATTTTCTTTTTATTAGATAAATGTGTATCAATATTTTGGTCAGGATATTGTTTATTATATTCATTAATAATTAAATCTAATAAGTTATTATTGAAACATGTTCCGTTGTCTTTATTATTTTTGGGAGAACAAAAAGACATTATATTTAATCAAAAGATATTTTACTATTTATATATTTTAAATTAATATATAAAGATTATCTCAATTTATAGTATATAATATTTTCATATGCCAACAACACCCCTAATGGATTCTGTTATATCATCCTTAAACACGACGATAGGTCAAGAATCTGACTTTAATACAAAAACTGATAAAATATCATCTAATAAAAATGGTATTAATAATAATGTAGATAAAGACAATAATATTGAATTTCTACTAACATCACTATATTTAAATTTAGAGCGTAATTATAGTAAAGCACTTATACAAGAAAATGTCGATAAATTTATAAAATTAATTAATGATTTGCCCGATAATAAGAAAGCGGAATACTCTTCTTACCTAATTATCTTATTATTTCACACAAGGGATATTCAAAATGGAAAAGGAGAGCGAAAAGTCTCGAGAGACTTATTTCTATGTTTATATCAATATTTTCCAAAAACACTAGAATTGCTTGTGAGTAAAATACCAGATTATGGTTATTGGAGAGATTTATCTGAAATACTTTTAGATATAAATACTGATTTACAGAGATATGGTGATCTTAAAAATATTATTCTAAATACATTTGTAGAACAATTACAAATTGATTGGGATAACTATGAACTATGGGAAAATGATAAAGCTACAGCATTATCACAGGGAAAAACATTTAATAGGGTATTGAATATTTCAATGTTAGCTAAATGGATACCAAAAGAAAATGGACATTATGATAAAAGAACAAAAGTAGCGAAAGATTTAGCAAAATTATTATTTCCTAATGAATTCAGAGTAAAATTTAATATCGCTTTGTCTAAATATCGTAATATGGTTGTAAAACTAAATGCGGCTATTAATACTACAGAAACATTGATGTGTGAAAAAAAATTTAGTCAAATACAATTTAAATTAGTTCCAGGAAAATGTTTAAATAAATATAAATGTGCATTTTTAAATATATTACCTAATTCAACTTCTATAGAACAAGTTCGTCATATAGATAATGAAGACCGTTTTACATGTCGCAATAATTATATTAATTACATTAGTAAAATGAAAACTAATAAAAATTTAAAAGTTTCTAGTAAATTATTTATTCATGAAATTGTAGAAAAACTTATGCCTGAGAATATATCAAAATTAAATAATGAGGAAATTATATTATTGGAAACATATTGGACAGATATTCATAATGAGTATAAAAAATTATTGGATGATAATAAAATTAATTTGTCGGAAGGTATAATACTTTCAGATATGAGTGGTTCTATGTGTGGTAAACCAATGTCGATTTCAATAGCTTCTGCTATATTTATATCATCATTTTTAAAGGAGCCATTTAATGATAGATTCATTAGTTTTGATACAAACCCCACGTGGAATATCATAAACAAAATGGATAGTTTAGTTGATAAAATCAATATGATAATTAAAACTTCATGGAGAGGTTCAACTGATTTGGAAAAATCATATAATTTAATTCTAGATAAAGCTATTATAAATAAATTAGACCCTAAGGATATACCTAAATGGTTTCTAATTATTACAGATATGCCTTTTTCAAAAGCAACAAGAAATGATCAATGGTCTAATATATATGAACATATAGAACAGCGTTTTATACAAATAGGATTAAATACAATTGGAAAACCATATACACCCCCTGAAATGATATATTGGAATGTGCGTGGCGATAATACACGATTACCAACATATTCAAAAGAAGCTAATTTGTTATTAATTAATGGATTCAATGTTTCAATATTTAAAGAAATTTTAGACAGACAAAATCTATCTAATATTACACCATGGTTGAATATAAAATGTTTACTAGATAATGAAAGATATGAACCTATTGTGCAGATTATTAGAGGTGCGTCAGAAACTCCATATTTTAGATATTATGCTATTAACCCAGACACTGAGGTTTTATGTGATACATCCAGTCCGAATAGTTCGTATAAATCAAATAATGAAAATAAAACTGGGTTTTTAAGTTATATCTCAAATTATTTTAGAAGTTAAATTTGTTATATTTTTTTAATATAGATTAACAAATATTATATACATATACAAATTATTGTATAGATATATAATATTTTAATAGTGTAATAATTTAATCAATTACGCCTTGTTTTTTTAAAACTAAAGCCATATTTAATAATGCGATGTTACAATTATTTAACATTTTTCCATCCCAATAAGGTCGATAATCTTCTACCCATATTTGTTTGCCATATGATTTTACACATCTATCACTAGTCACATCATCATCTATTATTATGTTTGGTGACGCTGTTTTATCAACTAATTAATTATTTATACCATAAAAAAATGATTTAAATTATCTGGTAGTTCAGTTTCTATAAAAATAGAACTTAATTGCATCCTTTTTATATTTCTTAAATTTTCATTTGCGTGATATAACCTTTTTTCAATGGAAATAAATTCATCATCATTAGACCCATTTGTATTATTTTTTTCAAATTCACCTAATTCCATACTAACCTTTTTAATGGTATGTTCATTTTTTATAATATCTTCATTTATAATATTGCGTTTGATAGCAGTAACTATTTGATGTAAAATATCTGTATTATCAATATAGAAATATATATCATCACTAGCCTCTACAATATAAAATGGAATATGATAATAATGTTTTATATTTAGTATGCCATCCATATTTATAGGATATTGGGTAAATGCATTTTTTTCACAAAATTTATAAATAATGGGTATATATTTGTTACTTTCTAATTTATAAAATCTTCCCATAATAATTTATTATGATAACTTTATAATATACAGTAAATTGTTATTTTTAAATATGTATTTTTCGGTAATTAATATATTTATGTTTTTATGTATCATTGCTATATTTTGTGTAATGATAAGTTATAAAAATAAAAAAAGGTCAGATATATTTTTAACACCAGCACAATTATATGAATATCTAATAAATGATTTTGATAATTTTTATAATAAATTAAAACCTATTGACCTTTTACTAAGAAATGTTAAAAATGTTAAGGAATATAAAGAAAATATATATAGTTCATTAGACGAATTTACGAATGATGAAATGATCAAATTAACTATTGCTATGGAAAAATGCGACAACTATTTAAAAACTATAAATAAACCAGGATTTGATGGAATGAAGTGTAGAGATATACCTTGGAAAATTGGATGTATTGTAGGAACTAAATATGAGTCTGGACTACCGCATACTCGTGGAGAAATAATTCTTTTTCCAAGATATAAACTTAGTCAGGACACAAATATATTTACGAGAACTCTAATTCATGAAAGAATACACATTTATCAAAAAAAATATCCAAATGATATTCATAAATACCTAAAACATAATGGATACAAACGCCATAAACCTATTAGTAGAAGTAAAACTAGGGCGAACCCAGATATAGATGATTGGACATATATCGATAAAGAAGGAAATATAATGTCTGCGGAATATAAAAAAGATGCAAAATCACTAAGAGATGTGACATTTTCACCAAAAAATACAAGTGAATATGAACATCCACTTGAAAAAATGGCTATAGAACTTGCAAGTGGATATTAAATAGTTAAATATATTTTATATTTTATGTTAGATTATTTTTCGTCAATAACACCACTATCTATAACTATAATATCATGAATTGGTTTATCATTATGATCAACAGGTATTCTTTCTAGTTTATATACAACATCCATACCTGAAACTACTTTACCAAATACAACATGTTTTCCATCTAAATGGGGTGTGTCTTTTGTAGTAATAAAAAACTGACTACTATTTGTGTCAGGTCCTGCATTTGCCATACTTAATATTCCAGCTTCAGTATGTCGTAATTTAAAGTTTTCATCAGGAAAGTTAGCACCATAAATACTCATACCACCCGTTCCATTTTTTGCGGTTATATCTCCTCCTTGTATCATAAACCCTTTTACTACACGATGAAATGGTATCTTTACATATTTTTTATCAACACATAATCTTCTAAAATTTTCAGCAGTTTTAGGTACAATATTTTCAAATAGTTCTATTTTTATTCTACCATAACCTTTGATATCTAAATATACAAAACGGAACTTTTTATTTTTATTTTTGAAATTTTCTTGTTCTTTAGCAAGCTGTATATTTTTAAAGTTTTCTTGTTTTTTTTGTCTAGCAATTTCTATTTTCTTTAATTTATCTCGATATTCTTTTTCAATATCTTCCATATTTTCTTGTATTATTAATGCTTTATTCTTAAGCAATAACTCATTATTATATTTGGTATATGATAAATATGCTATTACCAAAAATATACACAACATTATTAGTGTAATAGTATTTATCTCAAACATTTGTTTGGATATATACTATTTTTTGAAAAAAATAATAATAAAAATTCATAGTAATTTTTTATAATACTAAATCATATATATGGGTAAATATATTGTTGATCAATATTCATTATTACATTTTACAAGTGGTATCATGTGTCGTTACTTAAATTTCAGTTTTACCTTTTTATTAATATTTCATATTATTTTTGAATATATTGAAAATACTAAAAATGGTATGTATTTTATATCTAATTATTTTACTTTGTGGCCAGGTGGAAAATTTAAATCAGATACATTTATTAATAGCTTTAGCGATATAATTATTAGTTTAATAGGTTGGATTATTATGGATAATCTTATTAAAAATGATTTTGAAAAAATAGGAACCGAGTTTTCGCTGGGAGTTCTAATTTACTTTTGGTTATATCCAAAACATGGATTTGCTATATGTATATTGTTAGCATTTATAATATATAGTATGTATAAATATAATATAATTTATGGGTTTATATTAACTTTAATACTTGATAAATTATGTTTGCATTATGGATATTATCAAGCACATGTTGTATAATTTATTTTGTATTATATCCACTACAATAAGAACATTTTAAACCAAATGGATGATAGTTAACATCAAAATTCTTATTACAATCATTACAATATGCATTAATTATTTCCTGATTTTCTAAACTAAACTGTGATATTAATTTATCTATATTTTCTATATATTTTAATAGTAATTCTCCATCAATTATTGTTTTGCGACATAAAGGACATCCGATAGACCTTTTCATCCATTCTGTAGCACAATCTAAATGTAAAATATGTCCACAAGGTAATGAGAAATATGATTTAGTAGATGTAAATAGGTCTTGACTACATATCACACAATCAATTTTTGCTATATCAGAATTACACTTATGACTATCTTTATTTTCAATATTATAACAAATACCACATATATCGCAATGGTGAATTGTGTCTTTATTACCAATACGGCAAATTTTACATTTTGCGCAATGAAATATATCGGTTTTTTTATCACATATATAAAGTCGACATATTTCACAATAGTATTCTCCAAATTGTATTTCACATCCTATACATTTATTTGATATGGGTTGTTTTAAAGAACAATTATTGCATACTATTTCACATATTTCAAAACGATTTATTTGATGGTCTACATAAGTATCATCGTGGCAAAATCTACATCTAACTATATTCAGACAACAAGGAGAAACAAATTGACATCCTCTGGTATAATGTCCACAATTTATATAATAAGGTTGCATTACCAATTTTATAATTATTATTGCTTTTATTTTTTTATAGTCTTATTTCATTTTACCATAAATTCTTAATTGATTTATTATTTAAAAGTTACTATTATTTATTCGTAGAATTAGAATTATTATATTATTTTGTTAAAATAGAAAACCATATGTAATACGATACAATAAACTAAAAATATAGTTATAATAATTCATTAATAATAAAATAAAATTGATTTTTTTTGTATCAATATAATAAAACTACTTAAGAATATTCCCATACTTTAGAATAGGTATGTCATACAAATTAGCTTCATTGCTTTTCCTATGTTATGCTTTTGGTTCACTCCAAAGCATAAATGCTCTTAATTCTGATGATTTAATTCAAGATGATGAAAATCATTATAGTAGAAATCTTTTAATAACAGCCCCCATTGCGTCACTTATAAGTCAGCGGGCCCAAAGTAATGATAAAAGTATTGCAAATAAACTAGAAACTGAGTTTATGAGCTGGTTAACTAAACCAGCTGGACAAGACGCAATGCAGTTTTGTAAACAATTTAGAAATAAGTTAGATATTTATCAAGGTTGTCTTGAAGATATCAAAGTTACGGGAAGTAAAGATATAGCACTACAAGGTGCTTTAGCAGAAGAAGAATTTAGAAGTAAAAGTAAAATGTCTACGAGTCGTAAATTCTGCGTTGCTTCGGGAGACCCACATTTTACTAATTATGATGGTGATTATTTTCATCTTCAAGAAAAAGGTATCTATACATTAATGAGTGCTGATGGTTTTGAAGTGCAGGAAAAGGTAAGAAAAAATGGTCAAGATAAAGTGGGAGTGCCTTCATGTCTAACTGGTCTTGCGGTTAAATACAATGGTATTATAACAGTAGAAGTTAATGCTGAAAATGTGAGACAAGTTATAGTTAATGGTATATCTGTTGATTTACCAAGAGATTTTACTATGAAAACAGGTGGTCTTGAGGTAAGATATGGTAAACAAACTGTGGAATGGCGTGGAGCTAAGTCTACAGCTTTAGGCACTAAGATTGTTGCGCCAAATGGATTTGGTGTAATGGTTATGGGAGGATACTGTGGAGTTGTCGAAATTAATGTGCCACAAAACTACTTTAATAATGTTTCTGGTATTTGTGGAAATGCCGATAACAAAAGAGATGTGAATGATTATAAAAATCCTGATGGACAATTGATGAATGTAAATCGTGGAGCGAGAAATTGGGAAATGTCTGGATATTATGGACCAACTACCCCCCTATCTAAATGGCAATTAGCATGGAAGCCTCTTGGGTCAGATTGTTTCTTCCAAACAGGTTGTGAGCCAGCGACATCAACAAGAACACTAACAAGTGCTAGAAGAGTATCTTCCCCTCCTTCAAGGGCGGGTCCAAAACCAGCTCCAGCTCCAGCTCCTAAACCAGCTCCTAAACCAGCTCCAGCTCCAGCACCTAAGGCTGCTCCTGCTCCAGCTCCTAAACCAGCACCAAAGGTAGCTCCTAAACCAGCTCCAGCTCCAGCTCCTAAGGCTGCTCCTGCTCCAGCTCCTAAACCAGCACCAAAGGTAGCTCCTAAACCAGCTCGTAAACCAGCTCCTAAACCAGCTCCAGCTCCAGCTCCAGCTCCTAAGGCTGCTCCTAAACCAGCTCCTAAACCAGCACCAAAGGTAGCTCCTAAACCAGCTCCAGCTCCAGCTCCTAAGGCTGCTCCTAAACCAGCTCCAGCTCCAGCTCCAGCTCCAGCTCCTAAGGCTGCTCCTGCTCCAGCTCCTAAACCAGCACCAAAGGTGGCTCCTAAACCAGCTCCTGCTCCAGCTCCTAAACCAGCACCAAAGGTGGCTCCTAAACCAGCTCCTGCTCCAGCTCCTAAACCAGCTCCAAAGGTGGCTCCTGTTCCATCTCCAAAGGTAGCTCCAGTAGTATCATCTCCGAAGTCACCATCTAAAGGAGATCTTATTGATTACCCAATAAAATTGACTTGTGATAATAATTTTAAGCTTTATGTAAACGGAAAGTTTGTTGGTTCAGGCGATAACTGGAGAAAAGTTTATTCATTTACACCAAAAGTTCAATTAGGTGTTGATACTATTGCTATTGAGGGACATGATGTCGGTGGTCCAGCAGCATTCATCGGTATTTTTAACAATATTAATTCAAAACCATCTAATTGGGTATGTAAAGAATTTCAAAATTCTGTTCCTACAAGTAATTGGAACTTGAATAATTTTGATGATAGTAATTGGAAATTGCCTGTATCATACGGAAAAAATAGTGATAAAAATACTATTTGGTATAATGTAAATGGTGGGTCTTTGTCTGCTTTATCAGGTGATGCTCAGTGGCTTTGGACTAATAACTATGATAATCATGACCATGTTTACTGTCGTATGAATCAAGCAACCTTAAAAGAAAGAACTACTCCTATTGTATCCCCTTCACCATCCAAAGATAAATCCGAAACTGTAAAGGTATCCCCTTCACCATCCAAAGATAAAACAGAAACTGTAAAAGTATCCCCTTCACCATCCAAAGATAAAACAGAAACAGTAAAAGTATCCCCTTCACCATCCAAAGATAAAACAGAAACGAAAAAAAGTGGTTCGTCTGAATCATCTTCATCATCATCATGGTTTAAGTCATGGTTTTCATCAGAACCATCTAAATCAACTCCATTACCTTCTGAAAAACAATCCGTAAATACAAATATTAAACATCAACCAGGATTTGCGACTAAACCTATACATGAACCGTTTGTGTTTGATAAGACAGGATTAACCTCTCCTTCATCAAAAAAGATTAGTAATATGACCCATCACCTTAATCTAAAAAATGCTCATCATAATGAACTAATTAAAAATCTAATGGTTCTTAGAACTGTGTCTAATTCTACCAAAGCTTGTATCGCCAGTAATTTATATGTGAGATATGACGGTAAAGGTTCAGTTTATATAGCTGGAACAGATTTAAATAATAAGGTTCATACAAATCGTCAAGACTGTAAAGGAAACATCGAGGGTCTACAAAAAGTTATTCAATTTAACCATAATGATGTTAGCTATTTTTCGATTGATGTTGAAAGTTTATTTGAAGGACATCTTGATTGTGGTGGTTCTGCTTTTTGGAACGCACAAAAACAACGCGAATTTACACAGAAATGTTCTTGGAATTCGTTTGGAGCAAAAAATCCAATCGTAGTTACGAAAGTAACACTATACACTACTCCAGTTGCTGTAGAAAAAGTAGAAGAAATTCTACGCAACGACCTAATGGGACAATGGTATTTACTGGCTAATCACAAAAATAATAATAAAAATTCAAGGCAATGTTTGATCGCTACAATTTTTCGCCATGATAGTAATTTCTATATGAAACATTCATATAATAAGGGCAAACAAACATATGTTATTAAAGACCACCCTATTCAATCTTTTGCTATAGATAAACAGTTATTTAAAATGGATGGACAAGTATATTCATATAAACTAGTAGAATTTAAAACTCCAAAGGGTAGTGAACATATTCTCCATTTGAAAAATGTTAACAATGAAAAAGATGATCGCATATTTGGTGATAAAATATATACTCGAAATGCGATTGAAAAAATATTGAAACTAAAATATAATAAATTAAGCCCCATCGAGCAAAAATGTTATACTGATTAATAATAGTTACAATTAGATTAGTAATTTTTAAAAAAAATTTTATATTGTTTAATCAATAAAAAATTTTTTTGTTTTTTGTGTTTGTTTTAGTTTTCAATTATATCTATAATATTAAAATTAGTAAACAACTATTTAAATGTATTTTTTTGAAGCAGACCTAAGTCTGTGTTTAATGGCAAGAGGACTAAAAATCTGATTTCGTCCACGGTCAATAATTTCAATATTCTCAACGCAAACACGACGATACTTACAATTTCCAACACTTACACGTTTACTTGGTGAAGTGCATCTATGATTATCATATTTGTTATTTGATTCTTCAGTAGTAATAATATCATAACGCTTCTGGCGAGTGTTAACAGTCATGCTAATTTATTTTAATAATTATTAATAAACATATTGTTAAACATAAAATAATATTTCAAATTTTTTTATATTATTTTATGATATTAAATAATAACATACTCTGGTTTTTTTACTAGAGTAACTTTACCAGGAACATTTGTTCTACGAACCTTTGATAATTCTATATATTGAACTCTAACCCGACGCATATCTTTTAATTTTGAGTGCTGTTTTACTATAGATGCTACATAATTTATTGCGTCTTTTGTGGGCTTATCTCCATAAATTGATGTTAAAATTCCATGGGCACTAGGCATACCATCAAGATGGAACCATAACGATTTTTGTGATGATTTTTTTACAAGTTCATCATTTTCCATTTGATTTCCTCCAACTTGAATAGTATATTTTTCATTATAAATCTCATTATGCATTATTATTGTGTTTTGCTTATTATATATGTATTGAGAATAAAAAATAGTATCAACTTTTTAATTTATATTATCATAATAATAGTAACACATACTATATGGAAAACCATTAAATTCACAAGCACCAGATCGTGTATAAGCACCCATATTTTTTACAAATACCCAATCATTAATATCACTTAGTGGAAATAAAATATTATTAGCTATAGTATCATAACTATCGCAAGTCGGTCCAAAAAAGATTGAAGGAAATAAACCACTTTTTCTATTATAAACAGGATATATATTAATTTTAGCATAATCACGTATGATATTGTTTAAAGACCCATATATCCCATCATTTAAATAGTATTTTACTATTCGTGTATCGCTCTCCGAACTTGATTTTTTTCCAATAATATTAAGAATAAGGCAATGGCTAGTTTCTACAAAATATCTGCCTGGTTCACTAATTACATGTGTGGCTGTATATTTATTTGTTTTTAGAAATAACGTATCTATTTTATTATTAATTATATTATGATATTCTTTAGCAGTTTCATATGTAAATCCTCCACCTATATCTAAAATATTTAATTTTAGATTTTTTTCATAAGCTAAATCAAATACATATCGTGCATCATCCAAAGAAGTCAAAAACGCATTAACATCAGTTGTATTGCTACCAACATGAAAACTAACACCTACTAAATTTAGTTTTAACTCCTTACATAGGTCAATCGCTATTTCTATTTCATGTTTTTCCATACCAAATTTAAAACTTAGTTTAGAAGATGCGTGTATATCATTTGTTTTAATGCGTAATATTATTTTCGCTTTAGGATAATATTTTTTAATTTTGTGTAATTCTTCAATACTATCAAAAGTCATCAGTTCAATATTATATTCTTGGGCAAACAATAGATATTCAATTGATTTTACAGGATTAGCATATATAATTTGAGATGGGTGTGCACCTGATTTAAGAGCCAATTTTATCTCTCCCATACTAGCACAATCTACATTACAACCCTTTGATACTAACAAAGAAATAATTCTCATATCGGGATTTGATTTTATGGCAAAATAGGGTTTAATTTTCGGAAAAAAAAGTTCCCAATCATTATATTTGCGTATTATATCACTTAAATTAATTAAATAAAATGCCTCGTGATTTATTATTACTTTTTTAATATAATAATCAATAATCGTATTGATATTATCAGTATGAAAAGTTGGTAATTTAATCAATGAGTTGGTAGAAGTTTTAAATAATTCATAAAAAATTTCAACTAATTTTAAATTCATCAATTCTGGATGATTAACTAGTTTTTCTTTTTGTAAAACAATATCGGCTGTTGTATCAGTTTTTTTAATTAAATTATGTATTGTATCTCCAATAGGTTTCAATAAGTATTGAACATAAATATCCATGTCATCTATTTTAAATATATCAATTTTATTATCAGAATTATCTCTAAAAATATTACTATTCATATATAGTATTATTATATAAGATTTATATATTGAAATTTTAAAAAATCTATTTTATGTTTATCTTTTCATAGCATTTTTTGTATTTTTTTAATATGAATGTTCTTTTGTGTTTACGATTAGACACTAAATACGCACGATGTTTCTGCTATATTCAAACACAGATGTTTATAGAATGGACAGCTAGTCTAAATTTATCTTAAGCCAGACAATATTCTATTCTTTTTTATAATTATTTTAGACTTTACCTTTTAGAGTTTGAAGTTTCCTAAATTAAAGTAATTCATATTAAATTTATGAATTAAATTAAATTTTTAATTTACTTGCTTATATAATCAATCAAATTATATACTATAAATAAGCAAAATAATTATCTAACTTGTTTATTTTAGATTACTCACATTATAAATATTCTACAATTTATTGATGTGTAAATTATAGAATAGCTATATATTTATCAAAGATGTTTAATTTATCTATATTCTCCTGCGGTAAGAGCGTCTTCTATTTTGTCTAGAACGTCTTCCAGCCTGTTGACCCGCACAAGTAGTTCTTACGTTAGATATCACCTCATCATCATCCGTTTCATTGGAAACTTGATTTACAACCTCATTCAATGATGAAAAAGAACATACTTTACAAGCATCCGCATATTTTTTATAGTAAACTTCGGCATTTTCAAAACTTTGCATTATTTCATTATCACTATCGTCAGAATCATAACTCAAATTTGAACTTAGCCAATCATTTTGCTTAGAATGTTCAGGAAATTTATTTTTAAGTTCTGATATCTTACCCTTCAAATTGTTGTTTGCGTGTGCCTCCCTAAGAACCATCAACAGAACCTCCCACAAACCTGTGTCCAATATTTTTAACATTTCACAAGCATTTTTTAATTTAGTATTTGTGCATGCTTCAGGTATATCATTAAAAGTTTCACGGATTGATGGCGCATCCATTTCATTAAAATCATATATTTTACACAATGATTTTGTAAATTCTTGGGCTTCTTCATCATTTATGCTACCAGCATATTGTTTTTTTGATTTTCTCTGAATTTTTCTGTTAAATCCGTTTTTTGGCATTTGTGGGTATTTATATTATGAATGAAGAATTTATTTTATAATAAATTGAAAATGTAAACGCAAATGCTGTTGATTTCATTGGAAACGGAGATATGTTTACACTAATATTTAGCTATAATAAATAAGGGCTATGAGTAAGATGTTCACATCAAATGTATTTATCATTACTAAACTATTTACAGCAAAATATTCAATTGTTAATGATGTTACTCTATTTCACCAGATCAACTGAACTGTATCAGCTAATTTGTTAAATAATGATTTATTTATTAAATAGTCAAAAGCATTTGGAAGTTATTTAAAAACATTAATCGTTAAGTAAAACAAAATAAAAAATTGATATTATTATATTTCAATATACATATTAAATTATATTATGCACCATTCAGAGAATACACAAATTAATTTACAAACCATAAAAGCCGATAATATAGAAAATACTAAAAAGAAAACATATGTAATTAATATTATAGGTGGTCCAAGTATTGGAAAAACTACTATTTCTGCCTTATTATTTGCTAATTTAAAGATTAAAGGTTTTGTTTGTGAATATGTGCAAGAATTTGCAAAAAAATTAGTATGGTTAAAAGACTATGATACCCTTAATAATCAGTTTTTTGTTAGTAAAGAACAATTTACTCTTTTAAAACAAATAGATGGTCATGTTGATTTTCTTATAACAGATGGACCTCTAATTCATGGTATTTATTATAATAAATATAACAAAGACAATAATAGTAATGTTGATAAAGTTGAAAATTTTATATTAAGTTCAATAAAAAAATTTAATAATATAAATATTGTATTAGACCGTGTTGATAGGGATTATGAAAAAGAAGGTCGCATTCAAACAGAACAAGAGGCTAAAGATATTGATGTTATTCTTAAACATATATTAAGAGTAAACAATTTTAAATTTTCTTGTTTTTCTGCTGAACCAAATGAAATTGAAAATATTGCTAATGAAATTATTCGAATATCTAATATACTAAAGTAATTCATTTATGTATTTAATATATTAAGAATTTGATTTTGATTTTTTAATTGATTTTGTTTTTTTAATTGATTTTGTATTAAAGATAAAATCTACTATTTATAGTAATAAGTAAAATGTTAATTAAAACTTTAGGAAATAAAACACTATTTTTATCTAATACTAATCTCAATAAAATAATAGATATAAAACAAAAAATATTTGATATTGCTGGATTTCCTATAATAAATCAAAAATTATTTTGTGAAACAAAATTATTAGAGGATCATAATGATATAAGTATCTATAAAATAACTAATATGTCTACTATACAAATGTCGTTATCATTAAATGGTGGTGGTAAAGGGGCTGTAAATAATCGTGGTCGACATGACGTTAATGTTGGAAAACGTGAGCTTGTGCTAGCGAAAGAAGGTGAAACAGTATACGCAATTGTAAAAACAATATGTGGAAATAAAAGAGTAATTGTTATTCGTATTGATAATGGCGCAACAGTAATTGGTCGTATATCTGGAAGTATTCACGCATGGGTTAAAAAGGATGATGTTGTGCTTGTTGGCTTACGAGATTTTCAAGAAGATAAGGTTGATGTTATTTGGAGATATACACAAGAAGAAGCAAGAAAATTATCTCGTGCTGGTTATATTCCTCAAAACAGTGTAATTAATAAAAATACAGAAAATGACCTTGGCGGTAATATCGAATTTTGTGATAAAAATACAATAAATAAAATGGATGATGATGCAGATGATGAACATGAACATATAAATAATGGTCAATATTCCCGTCGTTATGATATGCCTGAATCAGATGATACTTCGGAAGATGAAGAGCCTGAAGAATCGGAACAATCTAAATTTTCAGATAATTTGTCTCAAAATGTAAATGATTATAGTAATACAAAAAAACATAACGATAATATTGATATTGATAGTATTTGATTACTGATTCAATATCCCAACTTAAATTATTTAGCTGTTATAATTATTAATAAAAAAGTATTTACTTATAGTAAGTAAATTTAAATTTACCCATTACATGCTCAGACATATTTGATGTTTAAATAGAAAAATAAAAAAATAATTAATATAAAATTGTAATTAATAAAATATTTGTAAATAAATAATTTTAAGAGTCTGGAAAGTTTAAAATTCCATAATATTTATTTTTAACCCTTACAGCGTCAACCAAATTGTGTATTTTTCAGAATAAAACTAAATATTTTATTATTTTACAAGCAGATAATAATAAAATATTCAATAAATTGGTAATTTTATAAAAGTCTAGGAAA